ATAAGAACGTGACTGAAAAACGAGATATCTACATTGGTGGCAGTGATGTACGTGAAATAATTAATCCTAAATATCATAATTCCGTTTACTCTTTTGCATTCAGCAAGGCAGGTTTGATCGAGTCTTATTTTGATGGAAATAAATACACAAGATACGGCGAGCTAATGGAACCCAAAATTAGAGAATATATCAATAAAGATTATGAGTTCGTCGAGCATTCAATTGTGGATGAAGAGAACAAATTCCGCGGAAATCTAGACGGAATCGATATGAAAGCAAAAAAAATATTAGAAATAAAAACGCATGGTGAAGATTTAGATATTAACGAGTACATGCACCAAGTCCAGTTTTATTTAGAGTTAGCCTACAAATATTATGGGATCAAAACTTGTCTTTTAGTTACATATGAGAGACCGAAATTCTTTTATAACGGGTTATCCTACAGTATTCAACGCAATGATTCTTTTTTCGAAACAGATTTAATGCCAGAGAACCTAAAAATACATGAAATAAAAAGGGATCCAAAATATTTTCGAAACATATTGCCAACTATAGAACGGTTTAAAAAGGCGTCAGAAATGCTTAAAAACAATCCAAGAATGTCTCAACTAGAATTCAATGAAATATTTTACGGTTCAAAAATTGTTTTAAAAAGCAGTGGAATCGCGATGTTGCAAAGGAAAATTAATTTTTATAAGGAGCTTGAAAATGAACTGGAATCCGCTAAAAACGAGATTTACCAAATATTTAAGGAAAGGGGGGTGAAGCAATATAGTGACTCATCATTAAAAATAACCAAAATAGATCCAGCGGATATTACCATAGTCTCAGTAGATCATAAGAAACTAGAAGCAGAAAAACCAGAAATATTTGAGAAATATAAGAAAGTTAAGAAGTCAAAAAGAAAAGGATATGTGAGGATAACAATTCGATGAGTGATTTATTTTTAGACGATTTAGTAGCAAATTATATGTTCGATGACGAGAAAAAAGAAGAATTAGGCATAGGTTATCACACTATGAAAATAGTGAAAATAAGAAACAGTGTGAACAAGAATAATACGCCTTTTGTTTCAATCACTTGTGAGAAAGATGGGAGTTTTGTTTGTGTTCCTTATTATTTCAGCCAGAAAGCATTGAAAAAAAGTTTGGAAAAACTAGTAAAACTCAGCAAGCGATTAACAGGGAAATTTACATACAAGGAGAATTTGGACTTAGGCACGTTATGTGAAGTCTTAGAACCATGCATTGGAAAGGAAGTAACGGTTCAAATTAGCCAAAAAGGTGACTTTAAAAATTACGGAATAGTCTAGAGAAAAACATGGGTGGGATCGCCCACCTTAACTTAATTTTTAAAAAACGGAGGTATCAAATGCATTATATACCATTGAAACCAGATAAAAGCCCCGCGGTATCAAAAGTAGATATCAAATACGCTAAAGAAACAATTGATCCAGATTGGAAAGACGTCGGAGTACTATTGCCAAATAATGTAGTAGTAGTGGACTTTGATGGAGATAACCCAAACGAGCAAGAATACATAAAATGGTTAAAAGAAAAATTCCCCACACTATGCATAAACACAGATAAAGGGGTTCATTTATACTACACTTTACCAACCTTCCCTATGAAGAAAGGGGCAGACAAACATAGCCTCTGTGGTCTTCAAGTAGACTATATTTTAGGCAATCGAGCGTACGTGATAATCAAAAAAAATGGGATGATGCGACCGTTTAATCAACCTTTTCAATTATCAAACTTGCCTTCATTGCCAATTCCATTATATCCATTATTGCATGTAAAATCAACACTAGCTGGTAAGAAAGAGGGTGATGGTAGAAACCAAGCATTATTCCAACATATTTTACTCATGAAAGAACAGTATCCAGAGCTAGATAAGAGACCCATTGTAGAACTAATCAACAACATCATCTTTGATCAACCTCTTAGTGAGACAGAATTAGGTTCAGTTTTCTTAAGTGCTATGAACTATAAAGAAGATGGGAAACCTAAAAAGCCGAAGAAGTCTAAAGAAGATATCCACGAGTTAGCTAAAAGCATTTGTAAACACCTTAATATCCACTTTTACAAGGATAGGTTGTATTGGCAAGATGGGTTAGCCTTTTCAGTTAACAAGAAAGCATTGTACAAGAGGATTCTAGAGTCTAAAAAGGTATCCGTGAGAAAATGGAGCGATTTAAAAGTCCTTATTCCGTCTTATTCTCAGTGGGAAGAGGATGATCTTAAATTCCATGTACAGCTTGAGAACGGGGTTATTGAGGATGGCAAGTTCAGGGAGACTCAGGACAAAAGCAAGTTCACCATATTTAACCTACCATTAACCTACCGCAAGAACGCTTATGACGAACACGTGGATAAATTCCTTAATTTTGTATCTTGTAATAGAAGAGATTTGAGGAATGTTCTTGAGGAGATGTTAGGGCATGTGCTTATGACTAGAGGGTTTCCGCATTCATTCTTTTTCTTAACGGGTGAGGGTAGCAATGGCAAGAGTACATTCATTGAGATGGTTAAGAGTTTTGCAGGGCATTTGACCTCATGTGTGGATTTTGATGATTTTGACTCTTTAGTGTTCGTAAATGAGCTAATAGGGAAACTGGTGAATATTTGCGATGATGCGGACAACATTCACCTAGAGAAGAGCAAGAACCTAAAAGCGTTAGCCTCAGGAAACAGTATAACCACGAAAGCTCTCTATGAAGCACCAGTTCCTATGGTCAACTCCGCTACCTTAATATTCACCTCAAATGATCCACCGAGTTTTAAAGACAAGAGTTACGGAATTATCAGAAGACTTAAGGTTGTTCCTTTTGAGGGTGTTGTTGGTGAGGTGGACTTTTATCTACTGGATAAACTAACAACCAAGAACGCTAAAGAATACCTCTTGAGATTAGGGTTAGAGGGTGTAGAGAGGATATTTGCCAACCATATTCGGATTAGTGAATGCGAGTGTATCAAGTTGGCTACAGCGAAATATCACGTGGATAATGACAGTGTTTTAAGTTGGGAACAAGATAACGGGATTTGGGAACAAGATAATGAGAGTTATGTAGAGATCGAGATTCAATTAGCTTATACCGAATATGCCGAATGGTGTAGAAGAGGTGGACTAAAGGCAGTAAATATTAAACATTTCTTAAAAAGGTTAAAAAAACAAGGATACAGTACATTTAGGAAATGGTCGGATATCGAGAGAAAGAAAGCAACTTTTATATTTAAGTCTGTGAAAATGGCAGATGAATGGCAGGTAAAAAAGTTGGGATTGGCTTATTCAAGGGATTCTGGCAGATGAATGGCGGATAAAAAAATGTAAGTGCCAGAGGTTAAAGTAGCATGGTTGAGCCTTTAGCAAGTGTTAGTGGCAGATAAGAATTAACACACCTTTACATACTCAAAAAAAGGGAAGAGAGAGAAAAAAAGAAAAAAAGAAAGAATGGGGTATGTAAAGGTAGGAAGATTTTAAATGCCATTACGCCAATAAAACCAGCAAGGCAGGAGTTAGCTAACTTTTGGGACTGGCATCATAAAAAAAAGCACGCCAATAGACGCCAGTAGATGCCACAAAAAATACAGACCAAAAAGAGGACAAACCTAGTAAACAAGCGGATATTAAAAAAACGAGGTTAGAAAATGGAACAGTATAAATCGGAAAAAGTAGCACGTGCAATTTTAAATACGATTGATGAGCTTGACGGAATTATTGAACACTTAGAGACTGAAAGAGAATGGTTGGAGCTTTTGAATGAGCTTGATCGTATTCACTTTGCTTTTTACGAATGGGCAGAAAAATCTATTAAGAAAATAAGAGGTAAGGGCGATGAGACTCTCAAGTTACTTTATGAGGATTAATACTCAATTTGATACTGAAATCGTTTCTATTGATGTTTTTGAACGCAGGAATGCAATTAGAGTCACAGTTAAATTTGATTCTGATATTGACTTAAAAACCCAAACCTTGCTGTGTTCTCATGGATGTAGTGATCAGTAGCTAATCTATATAGGGGTTTACGAGCGTTATCATCAAAACACATCCTCAATCAACTTAACCTTGTATTCCCCATTATGTGACCTAGAAATGGTCTTATACGCTGTTTCTATACCCAAGATTATCTTTCTCACATAGGTTATGCAGTTGAGTGGAATTCCCTCTGGATTCTCTAATAATTCCTTGCTTCCCAAATAACCTAATACTTGTAGTTTAGCGTACTTCCGTTTGGTTTTAAGGGCAGTATCCATCGACATCCTCATATTTACCCTCCTACTATTTACCATGCCTTAATTATATCATAAAATCCATCCATAGTTGCGTTTTAAGACATGTTTCTTAATTCAAGGGCTACAACACGCACTAATTACTTGGAGGGTGTTATACGTCATTCTAGAGGGTGCTATGGGCAAATGAGGATTATCCCACTGACTTTAATAGACTTTGTAGTTCATCATAGGACAAGATGGATATTGAATTACTGATTAGCTCATTTTCATCTGTTTCTGTTTGCTGAATACTATGTTGATTATTAAACATTCCCAAATAAGTTGCGTAGAGCTTAGAACACTGTATCTTCTCTCTGTTTGAGACTTCCTTGCTATTCATGATATTAATCCAAAAGCTAATTACTTCGGTTATTTGTTCTCCCCTATTTCTAACCAGCTCACAATTGCCATCTGTTAAATTAACTAATCTGGTCTTTATTTGGTACCTATAACATGGAGATTATCCCCTGAGTATCCTGCTACCTTTGCTGATTCGGAGGCGTTCCCTGTTTTCTTATAGTGTTCCAA